CAACACAGGCTCCGCAGGCTCTAATGGAGCTACAGGTGCCACAGGCTCCGCAGGCTCTAATGGCGCTACAGGAGCTAAGGGCAACATAGGCAACACAGGTGCCGCAGGCTCTAATGGAGCTACAGGTTCCGTAGGTGCTAGAGGCCCATCAGGAAACACTGGTGCAGCAGGTTCTAATGGAACTAATGGATCAGCTGGTGCTAGAGGCCCAACTGGTAATACAGGCTCCGCAGGCTCTAATGGAGCTACAGGTGCCACAGGGTCATCAGGTAGTCCGTGGGGTGGTGGTACATTCACTGGTGACATGATTTCCAACCAGCGTAACCGTGGTAACTTCGGTATCTACAGTTCTAGCAAAACTGACCACATTTGGTCTATGGGAACTGCATATCGTAACCACGCATCAGGTACTAACTTCGGCAACCTTTACGGCCTCGCTTACAAGCATACCAACAATGGTACTGGTGGTACGATGGGCGGTGGACATCAAATGGTTTGGTGTAATAATGGTACACCTACGGCAGCGATGGGTTCAGGTCTCTGGACTTCGGGTAACGTAACGGCCTACTCAGACGCCCGTGTAAAGGCGAACTTAGAAGTAATACCTAATGCGATAGACAAGGTTAAGCAACTGAATGGTTATACTTACGATAGGACTGACCGAGAGCCTGCAACGCTTGAAGAAGAAGAAGTTACTTATAACCATAACCCAACAGGCCGTCACGTAGGTGTAATAGCCCAAGAGGTTCTTAAAGTAATCCCTGAAGCTGTCACTGGTGGCCCTAGCAGTATGGCGGGCACTGAAGATGAACATTACTCAGTAGCTTATGGCAACCTAGTCGCCTTGCTTATTGAAGGTATGAAGGAACAACAGACCCAGATAGACGAACTCAAGGCTCTAATAGGAGGTACGTAATGGCTTTACAATCCTCAGGAGCCATAAGCATGGCTAACATAGCCTCTGAGTTTGGAGGCGCAGGTTCCCATGGTCTCAACGAGTACTATCCATTAGCAGGTAAGGGTGTCTCCGGCATCCCAGCCTCTGGGAAGATTAGCTTCTCTCATTTTCATGGGAAGAGTAATCGGGTCACTGAGAGGCAGTGGGTTGAGAGTGGACATAACGAAACGTATTTAGCCTACCTCGGTCAAAGGTACAACGATAATGGCTTCTACCACTACCTAGAAAATGACACAAAAACATACCGCACGTATGTTAGAAGCGGCTACACATACTTCGGTTCACCTACTGGATACTGGAGGCAGCGAAGTCGATATAAGGCACTCACAGTATGGACAGGCGATTACCGCTATACACGGGGTTCTTATAAGACACAAGCGCGAGATGGCTCTAAGTATTACTATCTAAGAGTGGACAAGAACGAGACTAGGTGGGTTGATACCTCGTATGAGGAAGAAACCACTACTACAGTACGAATTACAACTTAATAGGATAACAAATGAACTCATTAATATACGATTTTCAATCGTGCAGTGTACGAAAGGGTGATCAAACTTTAGAAGCTAATATCAAACCAGAGTTCTCCTTTGAGTATGACGCCTTAGCTTACGACAGTCTTTCACTGGCTAAGTATCAACATGATAATACAGAGTTTGACTTAACTGAAGCTCAGGTCACCGAAGTTGAAGCATATATTGCTTCAGTCTCACCTGACCCTGTAGCACAAACTAAGATGGAGTCACTCATATATCTTGCTAAGACTGACTGGTACGTTACTCGACTTGCAGAGACAGGTGCAGATATACCCCAAGACATCTTAACAGCTCGTGCTGAAGCTCGTGCAGCTATCGTATAAGGACTAACAAGCAATGGATCAGTACAAAGAAACCGTGACAAAGCTAGAGTGGCGCGTAGATGGCCACGATACTGAGATTACAATTCTCAAGCAAACCTCTGGCGAACTTAAGAAGGAGCACTAGATGGAATCCGCAGCTAGATTCGACAGGCTGGAAGCTAAAATTGATAAACTAGCTGATGCTATGATCAAACTTGTAGAGATAGACACCAAGATAGACGGTCTGCTTCTACATAACAATACACAGGACACTCGTTTAAATAGACATAGTGAAGTGATTGATGAACACGCCATAAAGCTTGCAGTGGTGGTTAAGGCCAGCGGTGCTAATGAATGGTTTGTTCGTCTTCTAATAGCCGCCTTGGTGACAGGGCTAGCCTTTATGATGAGAGGGTAACATGAGTGGATTTAGCGTACTAAGTATGGTCACTGATATCTTTAAGCCTGCCGCTGACCTGATAGACAACTTACACACTTCAGATGAAGAGAAGTTAGAACAGAAAGCAAGGCTACTTGAGATACAGGCTTCAGCCGTAGATAGTGCTACTAAGTACAACCAAGCTATCTTCGAGGGCCAAGCTAAGATTGTAAACTCAGAGGCTGTCAGTGGAAACTGGTTAGCCGCTAGTTGGCGTCCAATCACCATGCTCACCTTCGTGGCTATGGTGATTGCTAAGTTCTTAGGTTACTCATCTCCTAACATGACACCTGAGGACTACAGCCACTTGTGGACTTTGATTGAGATAGGCCTAGGTGGTTATGTCGTAGGGCGTAGCGTAGAGAAAGCAGTTAAGACTTGGAAGAAATAGTGAGTAAAGGAAACAAATGAAAACATATAAGCAGACAGTAAATAACATACTCATACGCCTCAGGGAGCGTGAGGTTGATTCTATTGACGAGAATAGCTACTCCAAGCTCATAGGCTTACTGGTACATGATGCCGTAGAGTCAGTAGAGAGTGCATGGAACTGGTCTAACCTACGGGAAACCTTAACGGTCAACACACAAGCTGATGTATTCAACTATGTGCTTAACGACTTCGGTGACAAGTCCACAGTACTAGATGTAATCAACAATACCAGTAACACCTTCATGAAGTACCAGACAGCACACTGGTTTAACAATCAGTATCTAAACCAGACACCAGCTACAGGCTCACCACAGAACTATGTGTTCAACGGTCTGAACGCTGCTGGTGACACACAGATTGACTTGTACCCTAAGCCTGATGGCGCTTATCAGTTATTCTTTAACATTATCAAACGATCACCTGACGTAGCTAATGACGATGACATCATCAAGGTTCCTGTGTTGCCTGTGCAGGCCTTAGCCTACGCTATGGCTCTTGAGGAGCGTGGTGAGGATGGTGGTATGTCATCTGTGTCAGCTAAAGCAATGGCTCATAACTACTTATCTGATGCTATCGCTATTGATGCAAGTAAGCATCCTGAGGAACTGATCTGGGAGGCGGTGTAACTCATGGCTAAACAACTACTAGCGGCCTCCATAGCTGCTCCAGCATTCTACGGGCTAAACACCCAAGAATCTGGAGTAACGCTACAGGAAGGTTTCGCACTACACGCAGACAACTGCATCATAGACAAGTATGGTCGCCTAGGCTCACGTAAGGGCTGGCAGACACTAACTACAGGCAGCACAGGTGTCAACCTTAAGGGCTTATCTAACTTTAAAGATATCACTGGTTCTGATACTCGCTTATCGTGGAATGACACTACGTTCTACACTGGCACTTCAACATTAACTGCTATAGCTCCTACACTAGCCTCAGGTGACTCAATCACTGAAGGCAACTGGCAGACAGCTACACTTAATGACCATCACTACTTCTTTCAACGAGGCAATGAGCCTCTAGTGTTTACTTGTGAGTCAGGTAGTACAGAGTTTGAAGCATTCTCAGAACACGCTCATACTACATCTGGTTGGCCTGAAGCTAACACAGTACTTGCGGCTTATGGTCGCTTATGGGCTGCTGATACGTTGACTAACAAGACTACAGTATGGTTCACTACAGTCCTTGATGGAACTAAGTTCTCTACAGGCACCTCAGGCTCCATAGACATCTCTAGTGTGCTTACGTCAGGTATGGATGAGATTGTAGCGGTAGGTGCTCACAACGGTAACTTGATTATCTTCTGTAAGGATAACATTATCATCTATAGCGATGGTGATAACTTCCAAGGTGGTATGACAACTTCTAACCTAACCTTAGTGGAAGTAATCGAAGGTGTCGGTTGTATTGCTCGTGACTCAGTACAGAACACTGGTGAAGATATTCTATTCCTGAGTAACACAGGTGTACGTTCATTGAACCGAACTGTACAAGAGAAGTCCCAGCCGATGCGAGATATCTCTAAGAATATCCGTGATGATATGATTCAGGCTATCAACGGTGAAGTCTTAGCTAACGTCAAGTCAGTTTACTCACCTACTAACGCTTTCTACCTACTTACGTTCCCAGCGACCAAGCAGACCTTTTGCTTTGACACTAGGCAGACACTAGAGGACGGAAGCTACAGGGTAACCGTATGGCCTGAGTTGACACCTAAGGGTCTCCTCTCGTTAGGGTCAGATCTCTTCTTTGCACAACCTAACGGTATAGCACAGTACAGGGGTTACCAAGATGATGGTGTGAAGTATGAGATGGCCTACTACAGCAACTTCTTTGACTTAGAGATGCCTAACATCAACAAGATCGTTAAGAAGCTATCAGCCACTACGGTAGGAGCCACAGGCCAGACCTTTGCACTTAAGGTTGGTTATGAGTATAGCCCTATTTACTTCTCACAGACCTTCATGCTAACCGCAGGTACTGTCTTTGAGTATGGCGTAGCTGAGTATGGTGCCTCTGAGTATGCAGGCGCAGTATTAGTTAACGAACAATCAGCACCAACACAAGGAGCAGGTAACATTATTCAGATAGGTTTCACTACTGACATCAATGGCACTGCAATGTCACTTCAGAAAATATCAATCTATGCCAAACAAGGTAAGGTACTTTAACTATGTCTAATTACATCAAAGCAACAAACTTCGCATCGAAGGATGCCCTGACTACAGGTAACCCCCTTAAGACCGTAAGTGGTACTGAGATTGATGATGAGTACACAGCTATTGCCTCTGCTGTCAACTCAAAAGCTGACTCCAGTAGCCCTTCTCTCACAGGCACACCTGTAGCCCCTACAGCTACCGCAGCAAGCAGTAGTACTCAGATTGCCACTACGTCCTTCACACAGGCTGCTATAGTCGCTGGTGTTTCCTCTGTTGTCGCTAGTGCTTTAGCTAATGGTATTGCGATAGATGCTACGGAAGCTTCCATTGTAGCTACTGATGCCGTGGTAGCCACTAAGGCCCCTATAGCCTCACCAGCCCTCACAGGAGCCCCTACAGCGCCTACACAGTCAACTAGTGACACAAGTACTCGTTTAGCTACTACGGCCTTCACACAGGCTGCTATAGCCGCTGGTGTTGCTTCCGTGACCTCAAGTGCAGCAACTAACGAAACTGACATCACAACTGCTAACACTGCTATAGCCACTAAGGCTCCTCTAGCCTCTCCTGCGCTTACAGGGTCACCAACAGCGCCTACACCAACAGCAGGTAACTCTAGTACCCTTATTGCTACTACAGACTTCGTTAGTACTGCGGTGAGTAGCTTGATAGATTCTTCCCCTGCTACGTTGAACACCCTTAACGAGCTTGCAGCGGCCCTAGGAGATGATCCTAGCTTCGCTACTACTATTACTACCAGTATTGGAACAAAGGCTCCTACGGCCTCTCCTGCCCTTACAGGCACCCCTACGGCCCCTACGCAGTCTGTAGGCAACAACAGTACACGTTTAGCTACCACAGCTTACGTAATGGCTGCTAGTCCCACCTTGGGAGTCAATGGTGTTAATGTTAATGGCACCTTAGCTACTGGTCGTACAATCTACGTAGACACTGATGCTCCAACTGGAGGAGCTAACGGAGACATCTGGTTTGAATATTAAAACTAAAGTAGGTGGCAGTTGGGTAGACCCAGTACCTCACGTTAACGTAGGTGGTACATGGACTAAAGTTAAGAAAGCATACGGCAAGGTAGGAAGTACTTGGCAGCAGACATATGAATATGAATCGGTATATACCTTTGCGAATGGAGTGCACACAAGCGTTGACTTAGATGCACTTGGTCTGGATAGGTATCACGATGTTCGTGTTGTCATCCCTTCGGGTGCTTCACTGGTTGCTTCATCCACAAGCACTTACGCTTTAAAGACAGGCACAAGTCATGTGGCTAAGTTGACCATAGAAAACAATGGTGTTATCTTAGGTCGAGGAGGCAACGGAGGTAACGGTGGTTTCGGTTACTCTTACAACGCAATAGCTAATGCCACTAATGGTACTTCAGGCGGTATAGCAGTCCACGTTGAATCTAACATAACTATGATCAATAATGGTACTTTAGCTGGAGGAGGCGGAGGTGGCGGTGGTGCTGCTGGTGCTGTGCACGTAGGTACTGCTTACTCAGGTGGTGGCGGAGGTGGCGGAGGTCGTCCTTATGGCTCTGGAGGCAATGGAGGCTCCACGACACACTCTGGTTCTAATGGAGCTACAGCTACTTTGACTTCCCAAGGTTCAGGAGGCGGAGGTGGCTTTGATGGCACTACAGGCGGAGGTACGGGTGGTGCAGGCGGCACTGTAGGTGCGGCAGGCTCATTAGGTGGCGCTGTAGTAGGTGCCCATAGTGGCGGCGGTCATGTCATCGAATCGTCAAGAGGAGCAGGAGGCGCATCAGGCGTTACCTACCACAACCCTAGTAACTTTACAATATCTTAAAGTAATTGTCGAAAGAGCTTGACACCCCTCCCTAGTTCTGGTATAATATACCTAAGAACAAAGGAAATTACTTTATGAATTATTAAAGAACATACTAAAGTGTCTTAAGTATACTTAGGCACCTTAGGTTCCAACAGAGATA